AGGTCGATTATGGTGTAGGGATCTGAGGCTGTGAGGACGAACCCCACGAAGGGCGAACCAGTAGAGCATGCCTCGTCGAATGTGCCCCACGTGGAAGGGTCGGTCACGCTGGCAGCGCGCCCCGTGCGGGGTGACACGGGGACCTTATTGACTCCAGCACAAACCCACTGCCTCAGTGCCCGGAGTTCTAGGGGGATATTGTTTCGCATGCGTGCACCTAGCTAGTGTGAGTCGAAGTCCACGTGTGGCCACCAATGAGAGGGAGCCGCGCTAGATGCTCGTACAGGATCTGGATTCTATTGACTGAGGGGTCGCGGATCCCATCTTCTTTGAACCTCTTCAGCCAATAGAAGGGTAGCCTGGTGGCAAGGTGTATGTCGAGAAGCGAGTCCCGCGACTGGCGAAGGAGTTTCAGCGTCTCAACATGGAGGGATCCTCTTTTCACCTCGGCGCTCATTGCACATCATTTGTAGGGCGGTTTGCCCCCGTCGCGCAACCCCTTATTTTGGGTCCAAAATAGTGGGTTAATTCGTTGCCTTGGTGGCGTACAGTCGAGGTATGTCAGAGCTCACTTCAAACGAGAAATTGGTATGGGCCGCAGCCTTCGTCCAGCAACTGGCTCGCGGCAATGCTGGGTCGGCTGTCCAGGCCGCCTATGAGGCGGTCATGGCACTTCGAGGAGCTACTACTCCTAACGGAGAAAGAGAGTGGGGGCCCGCCCGAATGCTCAATTCCATGCGAGGAGAGGAGTTACGTCGGCGGGCGTGCCCTCCCTGGCGATACTGAGGAAGACGAAGGAGATGAGATGACACCAGAACAGAGAGCCGCAGTGGACGAATGGTACAGGGCTAAGGAAGAGGCCGAAAAAGCCAAGAAGATAGTGGAGCGCGAAGTAGAGCTCCGGCGCGCCCTGGGGGCAGTGTTGTTTGGGATCTCGCTAAAGGAGGGGGTCAATCGCATTCCTATCCGCAATGGATGGAATCTGAAGTACACCCACAAGGTGAAGCGCAACATCGACAGTGCGGTTCTATCGACGTTGACCAAACCCCTCGCCGCGGCCGGCGTGTCCGTTGACGAGGTCACGCGAATCAAGATAGAGCTGGATACCACGGCCTATCGCCATCTGACCGAGGAGCAGAGGGCGATACTAGACCAAGCTATCACCTCTACTTATTCCACTCCAACCATCGAGATTCGGTGCGAGCCGAAGGAGAAGAAAGATGCCTAAGGAAGAACTGAAGCTAGACGAGTTTATTCCCTGCATGGGGCCGGGCTGCCCACATGAAGGGTTTGTCATTGACCTGTGCCCACAGTGCGGTGACAAGGTGGTACTGTGCCACTATCATGCGGACCTATGCCTCCACATTCGCGCCCTTCGTTGCCGGAGACACAGCAGTGATTAGGTGGACAACCACCCGCCAAGCCAGCGTCGCCAACGGGGTGAAGATCCTCGGGTATGGTGGCGCTGGGGTAGGAAAGACCTCCCTGTGCGCGACCATGCCCGAACCATGGGTCATACTCTCAGCCGAGGCAGGGATGCTTTCGCTCCGTAGGTTTGACATCGCAGTCGCGGAGATCCACACTCTGTCGGAGCTGTCAGAGGTCTACCGTTGGCTGTCGACCAGTCAGGAGGCCCGCCAGATAGTGTCGGTCAGTCTCGATTCCGTGACTGAGATAGGGGAGACTCTTCTGACCACACTCAAGGCCTCGAATAAGGACCCGCGCAAGGCCTACGGGGAAATGCTCGACCAGATGCTTCCGTGGGTTAGGGCCTTCCGCGACCTGCCTGGCAAGCATGTCTACATGAGCGCCAAGGAAGAATGGGCTAAGGACGAGGCCTCGGGAATCATGCGCTTCCAGCCAATGATGCCGGGGCAGAAGCTCGGGCCCCAGCTCCCCTACCTATTCGACGAGGTCTTCCACGTTGGCGTGGGAAGGGGTCCAGATGGGACCAAATTTCACTATCTCCAGACACAGGCTGACCTTCAGTATGTAGCTAAGGACCGGAGTGGATCTCTGGCCCAGTTTGAACCGATGAATCTGTCACAGGTGATCCAAAAGATAGGAGGCTAAGTATGCAATTCCAATTCGACGCAAGCAAAATAAAGCCCTTCGAGGAGCTCGAAGCAATTCCGGCCGGAGTCTACAACTGCCGCGTCGTCGCGAGCGAGGGCAAGCCCACCAAGAGCAATGACGGGTACTACCTGGAGTTGACTCTGGAGGTCATCGACGGCGCGTATGCCGGGAGGAAGCTGTTTGACCGGATCAACCTGCAGAACGCGAACCCGGTCGCCGCGGAAATCGGGCAGCGCAAGTTGTCTGCCTACTGCCACGCCACGGGAGTGATTCAGTTCCAAGCGACGGAGCAGCTCCACGGGATCCCTCTCAAGGCCAAGGTCAAGGTGCGCACGGACAAGACCGGGCAGTACTCGGACCAGAACGACATCGCGCTGGTGAAGGGGATCAACGAGAGCTTCGGCGGGAGCGCGCAGACTGCAACCATGCCGATTCCGCCGACGGCGGGCGTACCGCAGGGCCCCCCGATTCCTCCGCAGCCGCCGTCCGGAGCTCCCCCGTGGGGCGCCTCGCCACCTCAGGGGTTCGGTTCCGCCGCCGCCCCTCCCGGATACGTACCCCATCCCCCCATGGTCGCCGGCCAGGGCGCCCCTCCCATGAATTTCACCCAGCCCGGGTTCATGCCGCCAGCTCCACCACCGCAGGCCCCGCAGTCGCCGCCGTGGGGAGCTCCCCCCCAGGCCCCGCAGTCGCCTCCGCAGGGATCCGGCCAGTCGCCTCCGTGGGCACGCTAGCCTAGGCGCCCTAAGCCTGCTCCATATGGAGCGAAGTGAGGGGACCGGCGTAGTTCAACTGGAAGGACGCTCCCACGTAGGGTTGAGATGCGGGTTCGAGTCCCGCCGCCGGTTCGATGAATAAACGAGTCTACTACGCTGCCAACTTCGAGCAACAACAACGCATCCGAACCTTATCGCGCTTCCTTCAGCGACACGGGCTAGAGTCTGTCTCTACCTGGCTCACTGTCGGAAAGCGCGCACTGGAGAAGAGGGTTCGCGACCGCGTCCTAGCTGCTGAGGTGGACACTCTAGACGTATTGCGAGCGGACGTTCTGATCCTATTCACGAACGACGGACGAACCTCGCGAGGGGGCAGAGAAACTGAGCTGGGAATAGCTCTGGCCGCCAAGAAAGAAGTGTGGCTAGTAGGGCCTCGCTTGAGCACGTTTCACTATCACCCCTTGATCCGTCGGCGATTCGACTGCATCGCCGAGCTCATGCTCACAGTCCATGGAGTCAGATGCAAGCTCAAATCTCTATCCCATACAATACACTCCAGCGCCTCGACCAACTTCTTACGCGGGATCAGGGAGCAGCATTTCGCGTGCATTCCAAGGAAACCCTTCCTCAGTGTACCGATGCCTACCGCGCGCAAGAAGACCCGAGGAGGCGCCACTTAGGAGCCTCCGTAATCGGAATCGACTGCGCGCGCCTCATTTGGTACAACTTTCGTTGGGCCACGATCCCACAGCATGAAGGGCGTCTTCTCCGTCTGTTCAACCGCGGTCATCTGGAGGAGGGGAGATTCATTGCGCTCCTGAAGATGCTGGGGTTCGAGGTCTGGCAGCATGTCAACGGCGAGCAGATCCGTGTCTCGTCGGTCAATGGCCACTTCGGAGGATCCATGGATTGTGTCCTCCGCGGGCTCGATGAGATGCCTGATACCGCTCTGCTCGGCGAGTTCAAGACCCACGGGGATAAGTCCTTCGTCAAGATGGCCGGTGACAACTGGGACGAGCACTGGCGCAATCCCACAGCAGTCGCCTTCACTGGCGAGGGAGTGAGACATACCAAGTTTGAGCATTATGTCCAAATGCAGTCCTACATGGGACTTGCCAAGCTCCCATCAGCACTGTACCTAGCTGTCAACAAGAACACCGATTCCATATACGCCGAGGTTGTATCCTTCGACCGAGCCATATTTGAGGCGTTCCAAAAGAGAGCTTGGGACATCATATTTGCATCGGATCCACTTCCGAGAATCAAAGAAGACCGAACCTGGTGGAAGTGCAAGATGTGCCCGCTCCACGGAGTATGCTGGGACAAGGTAGTTCCCGAGAAGTCTTGCCGGACCTGTGAGCATGCTCGCCTAGGTCTAGAAGGAAGCTGGATCTGTGTTCGCGGTCTTCCTGTAGGCGCCAAGACTCCCTCTGACCGCGAGCTAAGCGAGGAGGCTCAGAGGGAAGCTTGCTCTCACTACTCGCTCCTCCCGTCCATGAGATGATTACTCCACGCGACTACCAGCTTTACACTGTCGAGCAGCTGTTTCGCTACTTCGAGACGGAGACAGGCAACCCCGTCGTCGCTCAACCCACAGGTACAGGGAAGTCGGTCGAGATCGCCCTATTCATCCGCGAGATCTTCCGACGCTACCGCGGACAGAGAATTCTCAAGCTGACTCACGTCAAGGAACTGATCCAGCAAAACCTCGCCACGCTCCTGGCCGTATGGCCAGAGGCTCCGGCAGGAGTGTATTCCGCCGGACTAAAGCGCCGCGAGACGTTCGCGCCAATCACATTTGCCGGAATAGCCTCAGCCGTCAAGGTCGCTCTCTCGTTCGGCCATATAGACCTGGTAATAGTAGACGAATGCCACCTAGTCTCTCCCAAGGAAGGGACTATGTACCAGACCTTCTTAGACGAGCTTCGAAACATAAACCCAAGGCTCAAGGTGATTGGCTTCACAGCCACACATTATCGCCTGGGCCAGGGACCCCTGACTGAGGACGGAGGTCTGTTCACCGACGTATGTGTGGACATGACCACCTTTGACGCCTTCAACTGGTTCCTAGACGAGGGGTATCTAGTACCACTGATCCCTCGCGCCACCAGTAACGAGTTGGACGTTAGCGCGGTCACTGTCCAGCATGGCGAGTACAATCTGAAGGATCTTCAGACTGCCGTAGACCGTCGAGAAGTAACGGCCGCCGCTCTCCGCGAGGCACTCCAGCTAGCAGCGGGGCGCGAACACTGGCTAGTGTTTGCCTCGGGAATTGAGCACGCCGAACACTGCGCAGAGGAACTGTGCAATATGGGGGTCTCCGCGACCTGCATACACTCGAAGATGGTAGACAAGGATCGGGATGCTAGAATCGCAGCCTTCAAAGAAGGCCGCTTCCGGGTCCTAGTCAACAATGGAATCCTCACGACAGGGTTCGACTTCCCTGCCCTCGACTGCATTGTGGTCCTCCGA